ATCAGGCCATCTAGTGGTGCCCCAGCCGATGGTTGGCACACCGGCAGGACAAATGTATGCTACATCACTAAAACCTTCAAATTCGCGTATAAGTTTCGCCGCTGGCTCCCATGCCAATGTAGGTTTGGGTTTTGGGTCAGCCCTGAATTTGTCCAAAAATGTAGCCTGCTCATCTGGTGCCATTAACTCCCATGCCCAGGACCATGCTGCCTGTTGATGGGGCAATGGTGGCTTACATGTCGCCTTACATGCGTTAAGGAAATTGCTCACTTTTTAACCAGTGGCGTGATGATGCCAGCAAGGATTTCAATAGCGCGATAAAGCTTCACAAACAAAGCGGTGTAGCGGCCTAGCCTGTCGTTATCTTTTGGCGTTGGGGTCAGGTTTACCACTGCCACGGCTGTAGCATGTACGCCGATTGCGGCGGCTGTATATGAAGCGATGGATTCAGGAGTGATAATCATGGTAGTAGTTAACGCACCTCCAGTTTACTGACGCGGTTTTCGACTTGATTAAGGCGCTGGAACATCTCGCGATTGGTTTGCTTTATGTCAACATGCAAAATCTCAAGAGAATTGGCAATATGTTCCACAGCCGAAGTGAGGCGCACGATGGCCGCAGATGCCTCTTCATTGCGCCTAGAAAAGCCAAACATCCCCATTGCCGCCACTGAGATGGATGCCCCTAAAGCCGCTGCGAGAATTTCGATCACGGCTCAGGCTAACGATGCCTCTAGTCTACCTGCTCAGAATCCTGCTGTAGTGCTGCCATTGCTAAAAAGCACCACCCCGTCAGCAAGAGCAGGCTCAGGGATAGGACCCCAATCGCTGTACGCATTGCTCGTAATGTACGCCGCCAGTTCAGCGGTAGTAGTGGTGGCATTAATCGATGCGATCTTACCACCTGCTGCATCACGGACACGCTGGCGATCAGCTTTAGTCTCAGCCGACATCACTGTGCCGTTATCAGCTTCGCGGATCACTTGCCAATCAGTTTCGCGCAGCATGGCATTGGCATTGGCACGAACGTTATTGATGTATTCCACGACTAATGGCGCATGATCTTTCCAGATTAATTTGCCATCTTCGTCATATCCCCAGCACCAGCGCTGGTCATACCAAGCAGGTTCTGGCAGCGGGCCTTCAATGTCACGTTCAGCACGATCTTCTGCGCTAGATAGTGCCAGCCAATTACTAGGGTATTGAATCTCATTTAAGGTAAATGCCATGTCTGTGGACACGGTGCGTCCACCGGGAAGTTGATAGGTAGCCATGCGTCCTCAGGGGTTTGGTTGTGCGCGGGCGTATTTAAATTTATCGCCCGTGGTGGTAATTGAATAGGTGTTACTGCCTGCTGTGTTATAGCTGCCACTGCTAGTCCGTAGTTTAAAGCCATTAGATAACTTGTCAGCATGGGTGGCAAATGTTACCGCATTACTGTTGATGGTCATGGCAGTTGGAACACCGTTTGAATAAACAAAAGGTCCATTAGCATTTGCGTTGCCAGTAAAACTGCCGCTGGTGGTGATGGTGCCTTCTGGCAGGTTCTGTGTGCAGAGTGCCTTGAAGCCCGATGGTGCGGTGTAGGCGAATGCGCGTTGGCCGAAGTTTACAACAACGGTGCAACTCTGTGCAGCATCAGCGTCAGATGCGTAAGCAGCAAAAGAGCCGGATAAAGAGCTAAACGCTGTCCCTTGGGAGCTGCCGTTTTTGTAAAAAACAAGAGTGCCCGCATCAAGATCAAGAGCAACTCCAATTACATCATTAACGGTAAAAGTGGCACCGTAATTTGTATCAGAACCGGGAACTCGTTTTTGCCCATCGTTCATGTAGGTATAGTTCAGTGATCCAGCACCTGCATAACTTGGCAGCGCAACAGTCGAAGCACAAATACCAATAGCGACTAGTTCGCCACTGGTGGTCATAGCTGTTGGTGTAACTTCCCAATACCATTTACCGCTTGTTACACTGATAGTTCCTCTTGTCCCACCGTATGAAGCTGTGCCAGTAGCAAGATCAAGGTTGCCATTAGTTAGAGTGCCGCTGGACGTATCCAGCGGGTTCCAAGTGCAATAATTCCCCCGCACCTCACCACCCACGCCGGTGTCGGTCCCGTAATTAGTGGGGGAGTCTACGAGGGAATCGTTGCCTGCACCAGCAGTAACACTAAAATTATTCGGCGTCCAGTTATTACTTAGCCCAGAAGTGTCCTTCCCTAATGTGCTGGCAGTGTTGCTGGAGTTATCAGCAAACAAAAGGTTGAAGGAATTGTTTTGGGATAGAACAGTTGCGAAGTCACTGGTATATTTTGCAACACCTTTGTAAATTCTGAAGTCTTGCACATATCCATTTAGTCCATTATACGATGCCGGGTTTGACGCTAACCCTGGAACCCCAATGGATATTGGAGCGTTTGCTTGGGTTGAGGTTCCCAGCGTCGCGGTTGTACTTGCTTGAGTACCATTAATGTAAACCTTGCATGTAGTTCCGTTAGATACTACGGCTAGGTGATACCACTTGCTTGCACTTAATCCGGTTGTAAAAGTCGTAGTTGAATCGGAGCTAGTTCCGTCCCAGTCAAGTATAAAGTTGCCAGAACTATTGACAGAAAACATCACCCGCGTTGTCGTGGAAGCTCTATTTCCTGCGCCAAAGAAATAGAACGATGACGCTAGAGAGTTTATATAAATAAAGCACTCAATGGTCCACGACGTACTGTTCCAGATTTGAAAGTCAGCGCTACTAGATAGAGACAGGTAATCACCAGTTCCGTCAAACGATCCGCTGCTACCGTAAAACTTACTTTGCGTTGTACTGGTATTTGTGTTGCCTGTAACAGTTACAGTCTTGGCACTTCCACTACCACGGATTACTGCACTCTGATCGCCAAATGATGTGCCTCCATTGGTGCCATCCATTGGCAACGCAAGCACAATAGAAGCACTGTTTGTATCAGTACGAGTTCCAGTACCCTTAATCGCGCCATAAGTATCGGTGGTATTAAAAACAGGTAACGCACCAGTGGCAGCAGTGACTGAAACCAACCCGTAGGTGCCGGTGTATGTTTTTGGTATGAGTTGCCCAGTAGTGGCATCGGTTTCGGTGAAACTGCTGGGGTCTAGCGCTTGGCCGTCGATGAAGTGGATGTTGGCGAGGTAGCCGGGGAAATAGTAGGTAGCGCCGCCACCTGACACTGTTGCGCCAAGATGGTGAAGAGTAGTGGAATTGATCGCTAGGTCAGCGTTTTGCGTGGGGTTTGTTCTTGTGCCAAATTGAGTGACTTCAACTCCGTTGACATACATTCGCGCCCGATTGTTTGCAGTCGCTTGCGTTGTGTCCAGTGCAAGGACAAGATGAAACCACGCAGAAGTGTCTCGGAAGACTTGCGTAGTTTCAAGCAAATAGGAGTTGAAGTTAGCAAGGCGCAGTGTATCGCCAGTTCCGAAGCGAATATCGAGCGTATTGGTGTCGTCGCTCTGTTGCCTGCCGAACAAGGCTGCGTTGACTCCCAACACACTCCGCTTCACCCACCCCGCCCACGTCCACGTCTTCCTGTTCCCCGCTACTGCCGGGGTCCGAGACAAGTAAGCACTGTCACTACTGTTGAATCTGAGACTACGCGCTATCTGTAAACCACCAGCGGCGGCAGCGGCTGTACTTTTTAGTAGCAGCGGATTAGCACTTCCAGGAATCATTAGCTCAAGTTGCTGATAAGGGTGGCAGTAATTTTAGTACTTGATTGCACTGCATAAACCAGGCAATCAACCGATGCTGCTGCAGTGCTAAGTGTTGGTGCAGTGCCACCAGTAAAGTCCCATTGTGAGCCATAAGCCAGTGTTCTACTACCGGTGCCGTCCTGCGTAATCCAGATACAACCAGATTGCCCAGCAGTTTGGTTCGATGGATTAGCTAATGTGCGGTTACCTCCAAGCGTAACTGAAAAGTTATTTGCTGCTGCAAAATCTGCGGTGATCGTTGCCCCATCGGTCAGGGCTGTAATCGCCCCCCGCTGAGCAACGGTGAATGACTGAACGGCATTAGTGGCCGCAATGTTTGTAATGGCGCCCGCATTGCCGTTGACGCTTAAAACACCGGTATTTGCAATTGCGGTGCCGGTTACGCTGATGCCACTGCCAGCGGTGGCGACTGTAATGTTTGCGCTACCATCAAAACTTACGCCTTGAATGGTGCGAGCTGTAGCTAATGTTGTTGCAGTTGACGCATTACCAGTAGTGCTTTGGTTAAGTGTTGGGAAAGTGCAGTTTGTAAGAGTGCCGCTAGATGGTGTGCCTAACGCCCCACCGCTCACTAAGTTGCCGGATGCTGTACCTGTTAGTGCTGCCGTAATAGTGCCCGCTGTAAAATTGCCCGACGCATCCCTTGCAACAATAGCGCTAGCAGTATTAGCGTTTGTGGCAGTAGTGGCGCTATTGCTAACCTTGCCAGCAGTGGCGATAGTTGCAAGTTTAGTATCAACAATGGCAGCAGATGCGTTTATATCTGCGTCAACAATTACGCCAGAAGCGATGGAGGTAACGCCTGTATTGTCTATAGTTACATCGCCTGTAACAGCAGTGCTAGTTGCAACGTTTGCGCTGCTGCCTACAATAATATTGGCGCTTGTTAATGCAGCTAATTTGCTATAAGCAATAGCAGCAGATGCGTTTATATCCGCATTAACAATGGTGCCATCAAGCAGCATTGCGCTAGTGACCGTGCCGGTATCGCCAACAGTGACGACATTGCTGCCGCTTTTGGTTAGCGCCCCGGTTACAGCAACAGTGCTATCAAATGTTGCTGCACTAGTAACATCTAACGTGCCAGGTATATCAATATTGCTAGCCCATTCAACGCCAGTACCCGCAGCATCAGTTTGTAGTAATTGTCTAGCAGCGCCATCGGCTAATTTGCTAACTGAGATTTCAGCAGTTGCACTAATGTCGGCATCAACAATAGTGCCATCAAGCAACATTGCGCTAGTAACAGTGCCCGTATCTCCCGTAGTTATTACCGTGCCGGAAATATTAGGGAACGTAATTGTCCGATCAGCCGTTGGATCTACCGCCGTAATAGAAGTTTCAAAAGAGTTTGCTGTGGAGCCTTCAAAGCTTAAACCGCCGGTAGTACCAATTTCTAAGGTGCCGGTAATCGTGCCACCCGCAAGTCCTAGCTTTTCGTTATTTACTTCTTCAATTGCTGCTTGTACGTTACTAGCTGCGATCGTGCCTTCTGGTGTAAATGCAACTTGTGACGCACTAACGCTGGTAAATGTCTGCGATACGTCAACTTCTGTCCATTCAATGCCAGTCGATAGCACAATATCAGGAGGCGCTAAGGCAACGTTTGGCGCATTACCGCTAGTGATGGTGCCGCCTTCACTTACAACTAGGTAATAGCGGTTGTTAGCAGTAGCAGCCGCAGGTAACGGCGAACCTTCTACCAAACCAATAGCAGTGCCTTCTGCTGTAACTGATGCTACATGCCCTGCACCGCCGCCAGCGCTTGCGTCAAATGTACCGGCAAATACAATCTCACCAACTGAAATACCAATCGGCTGATATACGTTCCCATCGAAAAGGAACAAGTCACGGCTGAGAGGGTTAAAAAAGAACTGGCCAATATGATCAGCAGTTGGTTGTGTATCACCAATCTTGGTGATAGCGTAATTTGCTATCTTAGCGCCTGTGATTGTATTAGCAGCAATACGCGCAATATCTAAACTGCCGCTTGTGATTTTTGTTGCTGCAAGATTTGGGATATCGGTCGCGTCTAATATTGCACCTGCGGTAACAACACCTTTGCTATTAACTGTTACTTTCGGATATGCAGTACCGCCTGCAACGTTTGCTTGTGTCGCCAACAGCAATTGGTTGCTGCCGTTTAAACCAAACTCACTGCCAATCTTGACACCGCCTAAATCGCTAGTTGTAGCAACACCAGTAGACAGAATGCCATTGACATCAACAGCCAAGCCAGTGCCAGCAATAACAGCACCTTTTGCGCTGGTAGTAGCTGCTGGTAAATCTGAAGCAACTATTGCAACCGTGCTAACGATATGACCTTGCAGGTCGTAAGTAATACCGCTGCGAGTGCTAGCACCACCTGCAACTGCATTGCTGTGGCTTAATGCACCACCGCCGGTAAGTGCAAGACCGCCTGCTGCTGGAATTGATACACCACCAACAGTAGATGATGTGGCAACTGGTAAATCAGCCGCTGCTAGCGTGGTGCCTGCTGTCGCTCTACCCTTAGCATCAACTGTTAATTTTGTATAAGTCCCAGCCGCAACACCACTGTTAGCCAGTGCTGGTACATCAGCATCAGTTAGTGTTGTGCCGCCTGTAACACGGCCCTTGGTATCAACCGTAACTTTTGTATATGTCCCAGCCGCAACACCACTGTTAGCCAGTGCTGGTACATCAGCATCAACTAATGTTGTCCCTGATGTAACACGGCCTTTTGCATCAACTGTAACTTTTGTATAAGTTCCAGCCGTAACTCCTGTATCGGCAAATGGTACATCTGCTGCTGCTAAATTTGCGCCTACCGTTACGCGGCCTTTTGTATCAATCGTAAGCTTGGTAAACGTGCCAGCCGTAGTGGTAGGGCTAGGTATATCTGCATCAACTAAAGTTGTGCCTGATGTTACATGCCCCTTAGCATCAACTGTTACCTTGGTATAAGTGCCAGCAGTTGCACCGCTTGTTGCGTGTTCAAGCGATCCAGTGCCAGCATTCCTGACGATTGGGCTGGTAGGTGCTACCAGTTGCAGATTGCTGCTACTAACCGTTACACCACCTGTAGCTGGGATTGTGCTGGTGTCGAGTTTGGCAGCAGTGATTGTGCCAGCAGTAATGTTGGTGCCGCTGATGCCGCTTAGGTTTACCTTGGCTACTGGTATAGACGCATCATCTACTAACGCAGCGCCTCGTTGCACTAAATTTTTAACTGTAATTTTCTTGGTGTCACTTCCCGAAATGGAATATATAGGCAACACATCTGCTGCTGCTGGCGTCGTCTCAGCGTTTAGCTGATCTATCCGCTGGTTAGCCATTACAGTTCTTCTCCAAGCTCTAGGATGTCCGCATCGGCGGTGCTTAGTACCATTCTATCACCCGCAGAGTTAAGAACCAAGTCGCCCCAGGTGGTAGTTTGCACTCTCAATTTAATTTCACCAGTAGTAACAAACGTAAATGTACTACTAATTATGTCATCCGCTGCGCAACTAATTGCTGCCTGCGTCATCACGCCACTAATCTCATACCATACCGAATCATTTCCAGCGTTAACGCCGTGTGCTTGCCCTTCAGTTAAGATATAAAGATTAGCCTTAAAATCGCTGCCAAACTTTTGGCGCAATAATAGATTATGCAGATACACTGCAATTTCAGTCTGGCCTGCGGCTGCATAATCAAAAATACACTCAATACTGCCTGATCCTGTGATCAGAGTGCTGTATTGAATCCTAAATTCATCGCCTAATCCTGTTGTATCAACGGCTTCACGATCAGTTGATAACTCAAATTTAACAACTTGTCCTAGTACTCTTGGCACTGAATTAAGGATTTTGCAGTTAACAGCAATGGCGGTACCAGGTGTTGCCAATGCAACTCTATTATTTGAAGTGCCTGCAACAGCATCGGAATATGTGGGATATAACCGCAACCCGCCAAGTTGGTCTACATTGACGAACCAATTGCCTTTTGTGTCGGTATAGCCAGATACAAAAGATAATGTTGATGCACTACTAAATTCTACAAAATCACCTGTTACAAATGCACCAAAACTAAAATCAAAGCTAAACATGTTTAGATCAGTATTAATATTTGCAGGCGCTATAGTTCCTGCAATTACATCACCGCTATCTCTGGTAAGTTCTATATTACCTGCATTACCGAGAAAAACTGTCATTATAAACCAACGCTAGTTGGGGCTCCCGTAAATTGGAATTGTATTGTTGCTTGCATTATCTCGCCAACTGCGCAGCTAAGCTCACCGCTGGTAATGATGCAATTGCCTTGGATGAACTTGCTTCCCCATCCAAGCTTAATGGCGAGTATATCTGATTCGCCTACTGAAGCAGTTTTTATAATGCGTCCTAGCAGCGGAACTGCCGCTTCGTCGTAATAAAAAATTGTTGCACTGCCAGTGATACTACGAAAACCTGGCACATAAGCGCGGTCACCAAGGGAAAGATCAGTAACATCAAGCGTTTCTACTGTACTTGATACGCTCCAGGTGCTAACTTTAGCTACTTGAGTGCCGTTATAGGTGAGGATCCCGTCCTTGCCGCTGTAGTAACTCATGAGTCAAGTACGCCAATTAGCTTTATTGTAACAGACATGCGACCTTGCTTGACGCTAGTGAATTGTGGTGGTTCCGCATAACGGTAGTGTAGCCCAAACGGCGCAGCGCTATATCTATTGCTGGTGCTGCTAGCCGTTGCACCCTCGTCAAACACAGGATTGCCTTTTTTTGGATTCGATGGTAAACCAAAAATGTACAACGTACCTTTACAGTTTTGGTAGTGGTCATGAATAGCAGCAGCATCAGTTTCGTTGATATTGCTGTATTCCAAATCTAACGTTTTATTAAATGCTTTATTGCCATATTGCACCCGTGCTTCAATTCCGCTTTGCGAACGAAACACCTTACTTGCAAAATCGCCAGGTGACATCGACCGTGCGGTAGGCACAAGATCAGGGAAATTAGGGCCGATGGTCATTGCTCGTTTTGCACTTCAAATAAAGTTGCATTCATGTTTAGATATGTGATCCTGCCATCAGTTTCAAGCGGTACGTGACTGCCAGTTATCTCCACCATTCCTTCTTCATCATAAGCGATCATCTCTGCCTTGTACAATCGGTTGCTGGTGCTAGAGCTGTATTGCGTAAACACACTGTTTGCAAATTCAGGCGTGGTCTTGCCAGTGGCACCGATCACCATTGACCGTTCTTCTACCTGCGTCATGCTGGAACGCCAGAAATATACGGTGTAAGTGCCAGCCGTCATTGGGCTGCTAGATACAACAGTGCCATCTTGCAATACATACCCATTCTGAAATTGCTCCACATGTCTTGCTTGGCTTGATACCCGGAAATATTGCCCTGGTTGTAAAGCTAAACCATTTGGCAACGTTTTAAATGATATTACATGCGTGATATGGTATCGCATGTTAATTAATAATTTTGCAAACTGTATTGCGTGATCTGCGCTAGTACAAAAACCAGTGAAATCTACTGCTTCAACTTGCGGATTGGGGTTGCCTGGATCATTGCGTTTAACTAGGATGTTGCGAGTTTCGGCAAACCCATTCTCCACTTCATCACGCATAGTAACTAATATTTGCGGCGCTTTACGTTGTTCAGCAGGATACCAATTTACGCTAAGCGAATCTTCAATAATGTTGCCATCAGTAAATAATGCAGATATTACCGGCTTACGATCATACGCACCGCCCAAAGTATAGCCGCTTAAGCTTGATCCCTTGACTACTGGGAATGTTGGTTGTAATGATAACTTGCCGCCAAGCACCATAAAATCCAAGAAGAAATATTGCGCATTTTCATGGCCCCAATCTCTAATATTAACTGGTGCTGATAACACGCCATCCCAGTAGAAATTATTTGCTAGGCATACCTTACAGCCTTCTGCAAAGCCGTCCCAGTCAATCATGGTCGTAGGCATCAAGTTAGATGTAGCAACAAGGTGGTACAGGATTTCTGGATATAAGTTTGATGCGTCGGAAATTGCAGTGCTATTTACATCGTAGGTATTGCCATTGGCGTCATTTATTATCTTTCGTATTTTGCAGCCTTTTTTAGCGTAATAATTAAAATTATTAAAACTGCTCCATTCCCTGCCATTGCGTAACTGCAACCCTAGTAATGTCATGTCCTTGTATGTGGGCGCGTAATCTATGGTGTTTGTGCTATCGCGTTGCTTGTCAAGTTTTATGTTTTCGCGTTGCTCATTAATATAAACAATTTGGTGCTCTGGGCCATTTTCGTGGCTGCCCGATTGTCCAGTATTCAAGTATATATCAGATACAGCATCCCATTCTTCAAAAACGCTTTCGGCAGAAGAAGCTACGCTAGTAATTGTAAGTTGTGGCAAATTAAGAAAATTATTAATAGTAATTTTATCGCCAATTTTGTAATTAGAGCCTTCGCTTTCTATGTTTATAGTTCCTTCATAAACTTGCTCTTCTATATATGTAACATTAATTTTTGACTCTACTATCCCGTTAATTGGTGTTGCAAAGCCTCCTGGCATAGATACACTATAAACACCACTTGCATCAGCAGCTAGGTATGGTTGACCATCATCATTTACATCAAAGCCATCAAAAGCAATTACAGTAATTGCTGCTTCTGATGGGAAACGATTTAAATTTCTCCATAACAAAGGGTGTGTCCAACCTTCATTATTGTCGATAGTGCCATAGCCTGTACCCTGATAACCATTACCTCCAACATCTTGCGCGTACCCTGCAAATGTTCTTGCGCGTAAAGTGAATTGCACATCAACATAATGCCTATCCTTGGTAAATCTTACCACTTTAGTATATTCTTGTCCGTCGTAGGATGGAATTGGGGCTCCCATAATACCCATGTGTAACCATTTTGCCTGCATTCCACTTACTACAGTGCTAGCAGGGCTTGCGGGGAAGAGTTTATTTGTGACAGCGCTTACTACAAGCCCAGTGCCAGAACCATTTGTAGTAGTTGTAAAACTTAAAGGTTCACTAATTATACTATTTATTCTACATGTGATAGGTGTAAAGTTTTTTACTGCTCCTTGAGAAGATGCACCTCTAATCATAACTTTATTTGTTCCTGCTGCTCTATCCAAACGCTCAATGTATCCTTTGAAACCTACAGTAAATGAGCCTATTGGCGTTGATACAACATAGTCTTGAGCTTTCCCTGTACGGCAATCTAGCACACAAACACTATTACCAGCAGGCCAGTTATATGCTAGATACGCACCACCTGCGATGGGTCTGAATCTAAGTTCATACTGTTTGTTCTTATCAGGAAATGCTACGCGAATGAAATTAAACTGATCTACCGGTATTTTACCTCTAACGCAAAATACACCGCCGTTTCCTTTTTCCAACCTATACCATTCTAAAGCACCTTTTTCTTTAATTTCTACTCTAAAAAACGAATACCGTAAACCGTAATCGCTGTAAGTTCCAGCGGTGTATGGCCCGTTTTGCTCTATTCTCTGAATTACGTCTTCTGGCGGTAAGCTAGCAAAATTAGTAATCCCATTGAAATTTTTAAACACTTTTGATTTAATGCCAATTTCTACTTGATCTAATTTTCTACTTGTAGTAAAATGTGCAATTGCTAATTTACATAAACTTGGGCCGTAATTAGGATTAATACTTTTCGGGTTGCCTTGATCTCTAAAGGTTTGCCCTTCATAATCAGGTGAATGGATAATAAGACCTTCATGAACTAAGCGAACTTTGCCTAACTGGAGCGCTTCAAATCTATATATTTTATGGCTTCTTGGATTCCATAGTTCTTCACTATCGGCGCCTAAGCATACAGTTTCAACGCCGCCTACAAGATAAGTTTCACCTTGCACTAAAGCGTTATCCGCCGACTCCCGAATACTGTCTTCTCTTCCTCTAATATCTTGTGCGCCTATATCGCCATATTCATTTTCACTGATGTTATCCCCGTAAATATGAAATTCAATAACATCTTTAAGAGCAACCTCTATGTCTATTTTTTCTCGATCTGCGGGCGGGTTTTCCCCTATCACAAAACGCACACCTGTTCTACACGCAAAGTGCCTATTAATTTTGTCGCGTTCCTGTGCGCTACCTGTGGTTTCAAACTTGCCACCTGTTATGCGTTTAAATGGTAACCTGAAGTCTTGCGCACTTGGCAGTGGCTCTGATATGCCAAATACAGTCATAGTAGATGGTATTCTAACGCCGCTAAATATAGGTTTTAAGTTGTTGGAATTTCTTAATTCTGCTAAAAATACATCGCTTGCGTTACGTGGATTTAGGCCACCTTCTTTTTTATCGGCAAGACTTATGCGGTTAGTTAAATTACCATTCCTAAAATACACGGCTAGTTTACTGGCTTGATAGCCACGTAATAAGCTATCGCCAATCCCTATCCCGTCAAAATCTGGTTGTGATGCCAACTCACCGCCATTAGCAAGGAATATGCCTAACAGTTCTTGGCCGTTGCCTTGGCTTAATAATTGCGACCACAGCAATTTTGTTTCTACTCTTACGCCACCGTAGTTATTACGACGATTAGCAAATACCAATTGCATCGACTCGCCAAGTCGCGCAAGCGGTTGTACTGAGGTAAAGCCATCAATATTGGTGAATCTATTTTCAACATTAACGCTAGCGCCTGTAACGCTAACAGGTGTCGCTTGTTGTTGTTGTTGCTGTTGTTGAGCTGGATCAGTCTGACGTGGCAGCTTAGGCTTTGGTGCCATTGCTGATGCGGCAAAACTAATGCCCATCCCTACAACTGTCATGACCAACGGCACGACAGGAACGCATTGCACATCCGGCACTACGTCATAAGCTGGATCGCGTTCGGGGCGGTAATTAGCCACCTCATTTGCGTACCAGTTATATTCTTCAATCGTCAACCCTAAAGTATCAATTAATTGCTTTTCCCATGGCAATATCGCGCCTCGTATTTGACGGCTGGTGACCATATCACCCGGTTGGTTTGTGCGCTGCAATGAAGCCATCCGGTGTCGTAGAAAACAGCTAGTCCAAAGCTATCAACAGCTTGCACTAACGCAATGATACCAGTTTCGGCTGGTGTTCCCCATAAGTCTAATTGCTCCTTGAATATGGAGGTGTCGCCTGCATGTAAACGCCGATACCAACTGCGGGCTGGTACTGGTGCTTCAATGCCATGCCACGCCAATACCCACCTGCATAAATTAATGCAGTCTGTAGCACCATGACGTGCTGGCTCAGCACCAAGCCTGTATGGCAGGCCAATAAGATCAGCCGGACCTAATAGCGCCCGTGGTTGGCAAGGCGCCGACGGCTTCACGGCTGATTCGTAAATTAGGCGCTTGCGCACCAATTGCATCGATCGCACTACTTAATTCCATCTCGACCGCTTGTGTATTATACGTTAATCCAGTCGCAATCCAGGTTTCATCACCTAACAGCAAATATGGCGCATAAGTATCACTGAGCTGATATGTTTTCACATTTACCTGCCAGCCAGTATTTACTGCACTTTGTACCCAGTTCAAAGTTATCGGATTGGCTGGTAACGTAAGCTGACTGCTGATGTTATCGCCGCTTTTTGTTTTTTGTGCGCCTTGATAATTGAATGGCAATAGCTGATATTTGTTACCTGCAAAGGTAACCTGCCCTTCAGAAAAAAAGTTCTGCCATCTTGTAATACCACCTGCGGTATCAGTAAAAGTAACAAAATTGCCAATTACAAATACGCTCATCGTAAACCTACCTGTCTGCGATAGGCCGGTGATTGCTGCAACTTACTGGTAACTTGCGCAGCACCAGCCTTAGCCCCAGCCGCTGCTGCCCTCTTCTCTGTTGCGATCATTGCTGCTTGCAACTGTTCAGTGCTGACATAATCCTGCCCCAGGAAGCGTGTAGTTTCAAAGCTAAATGCTAGCACTGGTGATGGGCTGGTTTGGATATTGTTTACTGTATTGCCATCAGTATCATACCCATTATTAGTGGTGTTATTGCCATTAGTATTGTATCCGTTATTAATAGTGTTATTAGCATTATTAGTAGTAGATCCATTGCGGCCCATGCCGCCCATAGCGATAGAGTTACCATCTTGGCGTTGGTAACGTGCCATTGCTGCCGCTGGATCCAGCTCACTATCGCTACCGCCTTGGCGTTGATACCGCGCCATTGCTGCTGCCGTCGCATCCGCTGGGACAATAGTGCCCGAGCTACGTGGCACGAATAGCTCAGGGCCTTTCTCGCCGACCATGTAGGTGCTATTGCTGCTTACTGGGCCGCCAGCAGCTTTACCGCCGCCAAAGATCTTAGTGCCACCAATATCAATACCGCCAAGCAATGACTTAATGCCAAACGATATAAGCATCCTGCCAATATCTTTTAATATATCAGACAAGCTTTCTTGCAAACTCTTGGCTCCGGTTATGGCACCATCAATAGCGCCAACAATTCCGCTTTCAATGCTAGAGCCAATGTCTTGGACTAAATTTTTAATCTTTTCCTTTTCGGTTAGAAGCTGATTAGTTGCATTAATTTGATTCAATGTATTCGTAATATCTTGCTGTGACAAGCCAGCAGTGCCAGCCATAATATCACGAATTTGAATTCTTAGCATTACTTCTGCTTCGTTACCCGCAAGACGTGCTTGAGCAAGTGCAAGTTCATCTGTTAGTGATTGCTTTCTTTGTTGACCTAATAATGTTTCATCTTCTAATTTCTTTTTTAATATTAATTCATCTGCTTTTTGCGCTTCTAATGCTTTGCCATAATGCTCTTCTGCAATTGTGTTGGTGCCTTCTGTTATTAACTTTATTTGATTTAATATATCAGCTCTTTTTTGATCAATAATAAGTGCCGCATCGCCTCGCTTGTCTTTACCGAATGATGCAATAAAAGAAGATCGTTGTTTATCGATAATTCCTATTTGAATTGTTAACGCTTTAGTTTCAAGTAGTGCTTTGCGATATTGGTGTGCATATTCAATCATGCGTTTTGCCTGCGCTTCATTTTCAGTGCCTTGAGCACTGCTAAGATCTTTTTGCTTCATAGTTTCTTGCCGCGCTATATCAAGTTGAAGCGCATCATTAAGTTTTGGATTAAGCAAGCTATCCATTGACATTGATTTGCTAGGTTTTGGCTTCCCCTTTCCTTGTAATAATGCGGGCGTTGCAGGTGTGGCTGTTGTTGCTTTAGCGGTTGCTTTTAAATCATTTAAATATCCTTTTAAATCCCCACGTAATTTAGTGAGTGCCTCGCTTTGTCTCATTACTCTATCTAGCACGGGATCAGGTAATGCGCCTGCATTATTTAATTCATTTAAAACTTTTTCAACGCCTGCAAGTGCCGCTAATTGCGCTTCAATGCCGCCTTTTGTTGCGCGTTGTGGGCTACGACTAATTTCACTTAATAACTTGCCTGTGGTATCTAATGCTTCAGTCCTAAAGCCTGTTTTAATTTGCGCCATAGCAGCGGCAGTCCTTCTCATGTAGTCGCCTTGCAACCCTTGAGCGAATAAATTGTTAATTTGATTAATTCCTTCTATTGCTAAATTAATTATATTTTTTATTTGTGGAGCAAGAATATTGCCTATTCCTTTAGCTAGCATTTCTATGCCGTCCATTAATGTACTAAATTTGCCGTTAAGTGTATCGCTTTGCGCAATAGCGCCATTTGCGTATTTACCTCCAGCATTAGTTAATCTTATTATTGCAACTTCAACAGCTTCTGCGCTTATACGCCCTTTTTGTAATGCTTCTTGTAGTTTTTGCCCTGATAACCCGTACATCTTTTGCAGTTCTTTTTGCAATGCAACGCCGCGTTCTTGGAACTGCAACAGCTCCTCGCCTTGCAGTCGACCTTTAGCTTGCACCTGTCCGTAGGCGGTAACTAACCCTTGCAACTCAGCGCCTGTAGCGCCAGAAACATCAGCTAAGCGCCTTGTAGTCTCAACTACCTTGTCGCCTTCAACTCCAAATGCTTGCAAGCGTTTAGCTGCATCAATTAATTCGCTAGATGTAAATGGCGTAACAGCGCCAAGTTGCTGCAATTCTTGAATAATTTGTTTCGCTTTTGTTGCGCTACCTGTAAGAACTTCTAAACTGCGTGTTTGGCTTTCAAGCTCAGCAGTTTTGGCAAATGCAAATTTAACGGCTTGCATCGCACCAAATGCAATAGCTAATTTGCCAACCGTTTTAAGTAGACCAGATACGGCATTATCAGTCGCTACTGCGCCTTGCTGCACTGCACGTAGCTGTTGCTGTGCGCCACTGCTGTCAACATTAATGGCAACATTAGCAACAACCGACATAGCTCTCCTAGTGCCTACGTTTCATTCTACGCTCTTAATGCTAGATTGGGTTGCCCCAGCGGATGACAGTCCCTGAGGCGTGATCAACTCAACCACCTGAGCCGATGCGTAATTGTAAATCATTGCCGCCCGCAAAAGATCTGCGGGAAGCATTCCAGTACAGTCCCGAAACGGGAGAAATATTAAACAAGTTTAGGCGCGGCAAGGTTATGGCTGGCGCCATTGCAGGGTTTAAGCGCAAAGATGGTTACATTCAGATTTTTTTTAATTACAAAAGATATTTGGCCCACAGAATTGCATGGAAAATGCACACAGGCAAAGAGCCCCCTGTGCATATAGATCACATTAATAGAGATCCATCTGATAACAGATGGTGTAATTTAAGGGAATCTGATCCTTGGTTAAATCAAGGCAACCGCGCTTCAGGCCGAGGCAATAATTTGCCCGGAACAAAAAGGAATGGAAAGCGTTGGCGTGCAAAATGCGTTGAAGGTCATCTCGGTCAATTTGACACAGAAAAAGAAGCCCACGATGCTTATGTTAAATGGCATATTTTATATTTTGGCAGGCATTCTATCTACGCGACCGGCGCATAGATTTTTCTTGCTCGTCACTGCGCAGGTCATAAAAAGCTGACCAGAGCAACAACTCTTCTAGTGTTACCTCTTGATTCAACTTAGCTAAAGAATAGCCAAGCTCATGCGCCACGTTTAGCTGCAACAATAAAAGGTTATCTTTTTTTAGCTCAGCCTTCAGTGCTTTTCATATCAGTTTCTTCTTCCTCTGGGTTAGTGATTACTGCCAGCATTAATGATTGCAGGTCAGCATCACGCACCTCATTTTTTAGCTCTGCAATTTCACCGGCTGTAAATAAACGACGACCTGTATCATCAACGGCTTTTGACACTAACAGGTTTAATGCAAAGCCATTGGTATCTTCACCACCAGGCATCTTTTGCGCCCGTTCGCGTTCTGCCATTGTAAGCGGTGCTGAGTAAAACTCAAACACCGTGCCATCGCTTAACTTAACACTGCGTTTTGCCGGTGTTAGGTTTGCTGCTTTCTTGAGGCGTGATAATGCAGAAGTTGTTGCAGATGCCATTAGTTATCAAACAGTGGTACTAAAGTCAAACGATGGAGTGCCAGTAGGACGGAAAGTGATTTCTACCATCTGGGCATCATCTGGGTTGATGTTAAGCGTTGCGCTAAGCAGCACAGCATCCATAGCAATGCTGCGGCTAAGTGCTTCGGTTGAACCTTTATCAGTG